GCTGCTGCGCCATCTTTAACCAGCGCGGTATCATCTGGAGTGCTCCAGCTATAATTGGTAGTGGTTGCCATATTGTCCTTTATCTCAGGCTACGATTGTAGCGTATTCCCATGTCAATGTTGGGCTTAAAGTGTTCCAACGCTCTGTGATTGGCGTAGTGTTCCAACGCATTGCCACTTGGCTATAAGCCACAGGCGACAAGTTTATTGTCAAAAACAATTCGTTGAACCTAGTGCTCCATGACCAGCCTTCAACATATCCTTCAAACTCACCTAAAGAGATTTGAGCAGGTAGGTTCTGAATGTTTAAAGGTTGTCCCATAAATACGCCTAGCAGATTATCCCGATCACTATTGTCAATCTCTGGATTTGTGATTGGGAAGGTAATGCTCTGGAATGCTGGTTGTGGGAATGCTCGTTGGGCAATATAGCGATCTGCCACAGCTTGAGCATCCACAGCTGAATGAATGGTTGATTGCACGCTCTCGGCTTTGTAACCATAAGTTGCAATTGATGTTGCAGATGTAGCAGTTTTTTCTAAACCAAAATTAGAACCATAATTGATTATAATGTCATTGCGAATATCACCTGATCGAGTAATTGTGCTTAAACCTTGACCAAGTGCATGTCTAGCATCAAGATCAACATATCCGTATGTGAGCAAATAATTCTGCCTGTGGTCTGCATCGGCATACCCAATGTTTCCTTCATTGTCCTCATATAAATAACCAAATGCTGAGTTAGCAATCAGGCTTGCAATGTTGTAAATCGTATCTGGCGTTTCTGTGCCACTTCGATTTTGCATTGTGTATAAGCCCGGAGTGTCAATCTCACCAAGTCCAAGATTTAGCGCATTAGCCCATGTTTCAGTTGCATCGTATCCTGCCCAAGTTGTAGCTGCTGGCACATCATTCCAAGTGCCAAGCAATACGCTAGACAATAAAGCATAAATCTGATTGCCATCCTCATCTTGTGAAACAGCATCGGCATATAATTCTTTTGCTAATTTAACAAGTGATCCCATTGCAAGAACTGAGTATTCAACAACACTTGCAATTCCACCAGTTGCGCCAACACTAACAGTTATATCAGTTATATCGCCACCAAATAAATTAACATAAGTTCCTGCGCTGTTTTTAACTTGCAGACTTAAACTATCGTTAATGTCAAATGGTAAAGTTTGACCTGATAATGCTACAAAACTAACTTGAATATATGATGGGTTTGGTTGTTGGTAAATATCTGAGCGACCAGCCTGATGTGCAATATCGCTTATTGCGATGTCGGTGTAATCAACACCTGCAACAGTAAGTTTCCAATCGGGCGACCACGCGGTCATTATCCTGCTTTTTCTCTAATGCTTTGATAACTTAATGCAGGAGTTGATCTTGCTGCGCTATCGTTTAATGCTTTAGCCACAGCTCTTGCAGCACCTTCTGTATCTATGGCACTAACATTGATCAGGATTTGTGGGTTTGCTGCCAATGTATTTGCTTGCTTTTCTAGCACTCTAAACTCTGCTTGTAATGTATCTAGTTGCTTTTGCGCAGCTGACTTACTAATGCCACCTGTTAAAGTTGCAAATGTTACATCTGTAATTTTATCTTGAATGTTTGCTAATTTATTTACTAAATCAGTAAGGCTACTTGCTCCAGATATTGCACCAATACCTGCACCGCCACCGCCACCTCCAGCAGCACCGCCACCGCCTCCACCGCCACCAGTTCCACCACCAGCAAATCCTCCGCCACCGCCACCGCCAGATGGAATGCCACTAAATCCGCCACCGCCACCGCCACCACCTGCACCACCAAAAGGAGTAATCTTTTGAATATCTGATCCAACTTTTATTAAGTTAAGACCATCAATTACTTTGTTAATTCCTGCAATTACAAAATTTAAGACTGGAGTTATTGCTCCAACGATAGATCCGAAAGCATCAATAATTGCTGATGCTGCTTTAACGCCAACATCTAATAAGAAACCAAATATCTTTTCAACTATTGGAAATACAACAGTTCTAAGTAGAGTTGCAAACTCAGTAAAATTATCTCTGTTGCGATCAATGGCATCTTTAACTACATCAAAAGCATCTTTGAATTTATTAATAATTGGAACGCCATAAACAATTACATACTCAATCAGTTGCTCAATAACAGGAAGCAAGGCTGTTCCAACAGCTTCTTTTGCTTCATTAAAACCATTTCTTAATACTTCAATGCGACCTTGAAAGGTTTGCGCATTACGGGCAGCAGCACCGCCAAATAGATCAGATAACTTTGTCTGCAATTGCTCAAATGACAATGTTGCAAGTTCGGCTTTAGATAATCCAAGTCCTAATCTACCAAGTGATGTTGTATTGCCATCTTGTGCTTTACCAAGAGCATTAGCGACTGTTTCTAAATCTTTACCAGAACCTTTGCTTACATCTAAAGCAAGTGCCAATAATTCCTGTGCCTTACCTGTATCTTTTGTGCTTAAGGCTAACCTCTGTAATGCCGGTCTGAGTTCATCATCGGAAACTCCTGTTGCTAAAGATGTCTTGCTTATGTAATCCTCAGTAGCAGCAATCTGGGCATCGGTGGCACCTGTGGCAGCTCTTAAAGCACCTGCTAATCTAAGTTGTGCAGCTTCATCTTCAATAGCTGCTTTAACACCATCTACGCCAAGTTTGACTGCATAGGCAGCGGCAGCAGCAGCAGCAATTGCAAATGCAGCAGCAGCTTTCTTTCCAAACTCGCCAACCTTATTTCCAAATGTTTGGATTTCAGTATCTGCTTTATTTAATCCTTTTTGCAGATTGTCAATATCGGCAACAATTGAAAGGGTTAAGGCTCTATTGCTATTCGCTGCCACTAGACCACTCCTTTACAATGCTGCTAACAATTTCTTCAAACTCTTTAATTATTTCTGGTTGTGATGCTCTAACAGCTGGATAAATAAACCAACCTCTAGAACCAGGCCCTTTTGGCATCGGGCCACTCCATCTTGGAAACTGTGGGTAATTGCTAGATCCAAATTCTGCACCAGCACCAATACCTTTACGATTGCCTTTTGCATCGTTTCGAGTATTAAATTGAGTTGTTGCACCGCCTGAAAATTTTTGTGAAGCAAAACCAAACTTTAATTCACCTTGCAATGATGATTTTTTAACTTGCCCACCATCAGCAATTCTTTGTGCAACTTTGCCCCTTGATCTAGCAATGGCTCTAATTGCAGTTAATTGCTTACCAACTAATTCCTGAATTTTTCTTTTGGCTTGTTCTTTTGCAGTATCATCCATGCTGCGAAAAACTCTTGAAATTTGATTGAGTTCTTTTTTAGAAAAGAAAATTGAGGGCTCTTTACTGACTGCCATGTCGAGCCTCCAATACCTCTATCGCTGTAAAAATGTCATCTGCATCGACCCATTCACTCATTGGTATATGAGTTGCTAATGCCAACTCAACCAATAATCTGTTTAGGCTTCCTACTGGGTGGCTTTTGGGTTTGCATCACCGACTATTACATCAGTAACTGTTTCCATCCAAATATCATAAGGTTTAACAGGCTTTCCAGCTGCTTCACGCTTATGAGCATGATATGCAAGAAACATTAAATCGGATATACCCATTTTGTCTTGGGCTTGACCAATTGTGTTTCCTGTTTGCTTTTCCCACTTTGCCCACTCAGGCGGTTGGGCAATATATGTTGCTTGCTCGCCTGAGCTGTATTCAATTGTTATTGGTAACTTCATTTGTTTGCTCCCGTTTTTTTCTTATAGTGATTCTGTTACTGCGCCCTTAGATACTTTGAAAGTAAATGTTGCAGTCTGTGCATCTGCGCCTGTTCCGCCAACTGGTGCTGGATAAGCTGGTAGGCAGTCAAATGCAAAAGTGTGTCCTGATGTTACTGTCATTGTAACTGTAAAAGTTGTATCTGGTGTGTTATCTGCTGCTGCCCATAGAGCCTCACATACTGAACTTGTCTTGCCCCAATCTGCAAGAATTTCCATTGTGAATTCTGCTTCAACATTGGTTGTTTTGTAAGCCTCACCATCAAGTGTTTGATAAGTTTGACGATCTAGTGTTTTTGTTAAAGTCGCTGAAAGTGCTTGTGCATCAATGTCTGTTCCGAGTGAACCTGAAAAAGACAGCGATACATCGCGACCTGTAATTACTTGGGTTGCCATGATTACTCCTTAGATTGTTCTTGTGTAGTAGGTAGAAACTCGAACATCTGCAATTAGCAGCGTTGATGCTCCAACTGTTGTTACTGTTGGTCTTTCGACCGAACTGACAATGTATCCACTTGGAATTACTGCCAGAACACTTATGATTAATTGCTCGATATTGTCGAGCGATGCTGGATTGCTATTGTAAGCAACTGCAACTGTGATGGTCATGTTAATTTTAGCGCGAATGTTTGCTTTGCTTATTGTTTCAAATTCAAGATATGGTGAATCTGGAACGCACACAACAGCTGGAGGAACTACGGACTCTGGAACGAAGGCGTAAACATTTCCTGCAACACTTGATAAAGCAGTTGCTAAAGGTGTTCTAACTTGTTCAAGGATTGTTTGGTTAGGCATTTATTGACACATGCTTTCGGTGTCCATGTAACTACCTAATAAACCTACGCAGGTATTAAATAGTGATCTGCCCATTTTGAATGGTGTAACTGCAAAATCTACACCCTCTATTTGTCCTCCGCTTGAGAGTCTTGCTTGGAAGACATTGACTGAAACTGTATAGACAGCTGATTGAACAGCTGCGTTTCCAACATAAGTTGATCCGCCAGAAAGGGCAGCAGTTCCTGATGGGATGACATTAGCCTCGAGTAAATCGGCATTAGTGATTGATTGTGAAAAGGTATATTCTCCAAGATTATCTGCCAGCACAACTCTTGTTCCGTTGTAAGGGCTTCCGCATCCTGTGATGATGACTGTTTGTCCTTCGGTGAATTCATGAATTCCTAGTGTAGTGAAAGTAGCGACATTATCTGTCAGCGATACTTTCTCGATTGGTGCTTTGAATGTAACTAGCATTGGCAGAATAACTGTTTCTGCTGTGTCAATAATTTGGTTTAGGTAAGCATCTGAATACAAGGAAGATGACACACCAAGCACAGAGCGCAATTCGCTTGCGGTAATTATGGTTGGCATGTCATCTCCTTTAGTTCTCCCATTATTAGCTGCCTACCAGCGGGAGCACCAGTAGGCATTAAGGGCTTACTTAGTTCTTGTTGAACCAAACTCCGCCACCAGCAATTTTAACTGCTAGTGCGCCGTAGCCATAGTAAGCAACAGATACTTGACCTGTAGCTGTAATGTCTGAGCGAAGTTGTAAGCGTGGGCTCTCATACCATGTGAATGCATCTGGATTTACTACGATCATTGACTGATCGCCAGTTGTGTATCCATCAAGTGAGCGAGAAACATAAAGATCCAAGCCAGCAACATTTCCGCGTAGTGATGTAGGAACTACATTACCACCTGCGTTTTGTGGTTGTGATGCGTTGTAAATTGGGCGACCGCTGTCGTTGTAGCCCATGATGTTGCCCCATTGTGTGCTGTTAACAATTAAGTTACGAGCAAATCCAAGTGAGCCAGAATAAACAGAAGCAGCAGCACCTGATACATAAGATAGAAGTCCAGCAGCTGTGTTATCAGCTGTTGCTGTTGCTAATGCACATGAATTGCCTAGAATTGTCGCAACATAGCTGTCTGTGGTCTTTGCGTAAGCAAATTCCATTTGACGAACTAACTCATCAAAGAATGCTGGTGATGAACGATCAAGAAGTTCAACTGAGAATGTTTGTCCGCCAGCGAATTTCTTAACATTTACTGTTACAAAAGATGATGCCATATCGGTTTGATCAATTGTTGCTGCTTCTG